CTTAAGTTCAATCTCTGCCTTTACTGCCATCTAAATCTTTTCTAAAATCTTTTCTAGGTCAACCTTCACCTCATCCTCGATGGGTTGGGTTTCCTTTTTATCTTGTCTCTTCTTTATTGAGTTTAAAGTAACCTCACAGCACACTTTTATTATCTCCCGCTCCCTTTTACTAAACTTAGGTCTGATAAAACGTATCATGTATTCCTTCTTTAAAAACTTAATAATAAAACTACGATATTTTATTTGGTTTTAATTGTTGAGGATGATACCATATCGCTCGACCCGTCCCATCTATCTTTTTTTGGGACTTTCCGTAACATTGGATCCAGTTCTCAAAACCCAACTTGGGAATCTTGAATGGGCTCTCCCAATCCTTGAGCTGACCTCCACCCAACTGGTAGGCTTCTAATGGGATTCTCTTACATAATGAGATAATCATCGGGTTCTTGGTCAAGGCCTCACGAGCAGTCTCAAATGGATCTTGAGAAGCCCTATACAGTATCTCCGCCCTAAGGTAATTACCGATTCCATTAAAATATCGTTGATCGAGCAAGACCTCACATACTGGTTTGGAAAAAGCGGCCTTTGTAAGGTTTACCTTTATGTTAGAGATAAAGCGTTGATACTCTTCTACAGGACAAGGTCCTCTGTTAGTTGACCATGATTCGACTGGCTTCCACTTAGCGAAACGTCGAACGTCGACCAGACACAATGCCTTGTTTGAAACGGTCTTAAAAACGAGGTGAGTGTGTTTTGGAGCCTGATCGCGATCGCAAAATACCCAGTAACCCGACATTCCCATCGCAAAGCTTATCTTTAGGTTAAAGTCCCCTTGAGTAAGAGTCAATAGTAATTCCTTTCCCTTGGCATCAGCCGAGATTTCGAATACCTGAAGATTGGTGCAGACTTCGTTTATGAAGTCTGACATTATTCTGATTTCTGCTAGTTCTGGCATAAAGCTAGAATACACAAAAATCTTTAATGCTAAAACTATTAAATACTAGAAAAACGTCTAGGTTAAAAGATAAATAATAAAAAAATTAAGATACAATGGCAAATCCAGTTATGAATTACAATCAGTTCATGGCCGCTTTCAAAAGAGCAGAGGCCGGTTATAGAGGTAAGGCAAATGTTGCTGCTAATGACAAGAACGGTTCTGCAAGACTTAATCAAGGATTAGTTGAAGGTCCAGTAAAAGGAAAAGGTACTCCTCACATTGATAAGTACACTAAGTCTTACATGGCAACTGCTAAGAAGAAGAATATCGTAGGTAAATAATCTCAAACCTAAGATGAAAAGAGCAATCGAAAGATTTGAGCAGTACGCTCTATTAGAAAAGAAGGGCGATCTTAAAAAGCTAGTCGGAAAGGATGAAGACGAAGAGCTGACTGTGAATGATGCAAAGAGACTTGGAATCAAGATTGCTAACATGGACGGTGAAGACAAAAAGAAATATGTCGGAATCGTTAACTTCTTAGGTGCATCATGTAACATCTACAACGAGATCTGGAAGAACTACACAAGAACCCGAGACAGAAAAGAACGAAATGCATAAGCTATTTGAAAACTCCTATGACGAAGCCTCAGAAATAAAGGACGGTGGGTTTGTTTTTCAAGCCATCTTAAGCTATGACATGAGGTGGTCAATCGTTGACGGAGAAGCAAAATACGATCAACGTTGGGTAGAAGGAAAGCTACATCAAGTAGACATTTACCCTGACATGAAATTCATGGAAGGCTACGCTACCCTAAATTACGTAATACTTAGTGAAGTAAACCTTTTCAAAAGAAAACTAGATCTTGCAACGGAATACATCAAGATGGCTTTCTCTAAAGGATATGCTGATGAGATCAATGGCTTAGTTGCACAACAACAACAAAATGGGCCAATTACCGGAGGCGTACCTGAAATAGTTCCACCGGAACAGGACGAGTTTGCAAACATCGACTTCACAGAGGCCCTAAGAAAGGCCGAAGAAGAAAGAAATAAGAATCAATCAGGAAGCGATGCTAGTGTTGCTGGAGAGCTTAGCAACTCACAAAAAATGCTACCTGGAGCCAAGAACGAGGCCGACTCTTCAAACCTACCAGCAACTACTGATAGTTCTGGACTTCCAGCAAAAGTCGAAGGTCCCGGTTTACCTTCAATAATCGATCAAGGTAAAGAAGAGAATACTGAAGAGACTGAAGAGACTGAACCCAATCAAGAAGAGACTGAGCCTAAGCCAACAAACGTTCCTCTTACTGCAGAGCAGAAGAAAGCAATCAACGATAAGTACTTTAAGGGAACTAGCATAAAAATAACCTTTGAGGCCAAGAGAGTTGTTCTTAGAGAGATATCTACAAGTAGCGTAGACTCAGGACGACCTACCTGTACTTTGAAGCTTTCTACCGGAATGGTTGATACGCTAGACGGTCAACCTATCAATTCATGGAACGGGTTCAAGATCTATGCAAGCGGAGCTCCTTTTGATGGAATGGTAATCGACAACGAGACGTCTCCTCCGATTTCAAAGGCGATAATGTACGACCCGATCGATAATGCAAATGACCTTATATTTAGAACGATACTGCCTTCGATATACTTGGAGTTTTCAGGAGATTCTGTTAAGATCGACACATACAACAACAGATCTGCGCAGGTAGGTTTTAAGACCGAAATAGACTTTGATGACATATTCAAAGAAAAAGAATCGACGCCTATCATAGAGCCTGAAGAGGGAGAAGAAGGTGACGAGATTGATCAGGAAGAGGAGGACACAGACACGTCTGTAAAAAATCCTCCGAGTGGAACCAAAGAAGGTGAATAATTCGTTGGAAAGAAAAATAAATAACTAAAATAATCTACACAAAATGGCAGGTTTACCGTATTGGACAAACTCAACGGCAGCGGTTAATTACTATGAACCGATCTACCAAAACCAATTTGAAGTAATTCTTACTCCGCCGGCTGTAATCGGTGGACCTAACGTTGCTTTATTAGTCGAACACGTAACTAAGATATCAGGACTACCTGAAATAAGCTCAGCAGGAACTCTAGTTGAACAAGAATACAAATTCGCTAAACGAAGCTATGCGGGAGCAGTTCCGGATACGACTGTTGCTGATATTGAGATCAGCTTTACTGTCAACTTGAACGAAGAAAACGACGCATATGTCTATAACATCTTAAGAGCTTGGAACGATGTAGTTTACAACCCACAAAGCGGTGCTCAAGGTCTTAAAAGAAACTACGTAGGCGAATGCGCAGTAGTAATATTCAATAAGGCGGGTGAGATCTTTAGGGAGTTTAAGTTTCCTTCGATAATTCCAAACGGTAAGCTTGGTGACTTAAGCTTAGAATACACTTCAAACAACATATACGAGACGACTATGAAATACAGATCTGACTACTGGATCGAAACTCGTATCGGACAAATAAACGTATAACAACATGGAAATGTTCAACGCACACAGAAGAGACTTATTGGGATTCGAAGATTATATGGATCTTAAGAAGCCAGGATTCGGTGGACCCAAGTCTGCTATTCCGTCAAGAGACGCTAAGGGTAAGCTAATCGATAAAAACCCTAAGCTTGCTCAACACCGTCGAGTGGTTGAACGTGATCCTGCATTCTCTCACAAGGTTTGGGACTCGACTTACAAGGCGATGACACACGATCTAGTCTATAAACAAGAAGGTAAAAAACCTTTTACTTATCCTGATCCATATCTTACTGCATACCCAACGGTTGAGGTAGGAGAAATAGACGAAAACACGAAAGTAGTTTCATTCAACCAATTCATAAAAGAAAACATCGAACCTGAAGAGGAATGGATGCAGGACGAGGATCCAGAAGAAGCTTGGATGCCGGAAGACAATCCAGAAGACATCTATCCAGAAGGAAAAGACGAGACCGACTATCCTAACCCCGTTTACGATGACGGTAGACCATTAATGTCAGACGACATCAAGAACATCGAAGCTAGGTTGAGGAGATACGAAGGAGGAGAGTCAAAGGACGAGGAATTTGGCATGAATCCGAGCGATCCTTCAAACCCACTAGGATTGAGCAAAGAAGAGATGGATGCCTTTTTGAAAGACCTTAATGCTTAATCTTCTTTTTTAAAGACTAGGACTGAAATCTTAGGATGAGCGATTATCTCGTCATCCTCTTCTAATTCTTTGCTTGGAACGACTATGTAATTGAACTCTATGTCAACATATTCTTCGTTAATGAAATCTATGGAATTTAGGATAGTACTTATAGAAAGGTTTGCATTCAAGTAAATTATCTTAGTGTACTTTTTATTCTTAACCTTTATTGCTTTATCTAGAAGTTTTTTTACCTCATAATTTAACAAGAAAGACTGCACTTTGTTAGGTATTATGAATCGAGTATTGAACTTGTCCTTTACTATCTTTGTGACGTTTAGGATATAGTCAGTCTTGCTCTTTTTAGAAAAAGAACTTATGAAGCCTTTATACTCCCTAACAAAAACAACTTCTATCTGTCTTTTTTCCATATCATATGTCAAGGTGGACAACGTCTATGCCTGCCTCTCTGAGTATTTTTACACCAGAAATGTCTCTATATTCTTCGCGGTACATGACTCTTTTTATCCCTGCCTGAATTATCATCTTGGAACAGTCCTTACAGGGAGAGTAGGTAACATACAGCGTTGAACCTTCTGTGTTTTGAGTGGACCTAGCTACCTTTAGCATTGCATTGGCCTCAGCATGCAACA